ATCGCTCTACGGACAAGTAGGTCTTTTTCTGTTTCCAGTTCAATACGTCCAGCAATATTGCCAGAGATTTCAAGGTACTTGTTTAGTTCTTCCATCCGTACTCCTACTTAAACCAATATTTTTACCGAATTTTAAAATCTTCAATCACACGAGCGATGAACTGATTTGCTTGTGGATTTTTCAGCTTACCGTTCAGGATATTAGTTACATCTTGACGAGCCATGCTATACTGTACCGCTAGCGTCGCCATCGTCAAATTGTGTTCTTTCAGATAATCTCTGATTTTTTGACGTCCACCATCCATATTTGGCATATATCTTCCTCCTTTTCTTTGTAAGTTGAAAAAATGATTATTTTTCACGAAAATTGTTGTCTGCTCTGACTTTTAGCAAATAAAACCTTTACAAACTTTCTTACATTTAGTATAATAATGTCACCTTTGTAACAGAAAGGAGCTGATGCAAATTGGCGGAATTTTTGAAAGGTGCTGTGTCTCAGTAAGGGTTACTCTTCGTTTTTGTAAAAGCAAGTCCCTTTTACCGGATTAGTCAACGTAAGCAAGACTCAAAACAATTATGACTTTAAAGAAGAATATCCTTAACCAACTGCAGTGCGAGGTGCGGATACTTGCCAAGAGTTGTGTGTCACTGCTTCTGGCCTGAGCAGACAATTTCCGTAGCGTATTCTATGAAGCAGATAGAATACGTTTTTTTTATTTTGTAAGAAAAAAAGTTAGAAATTTTATAAAATACTTGACATATATCACCCAAAAGGTTAAAATGGAAGCATAATTAAAAACCTTGATAAAACCTTATATCTATCAACTTATTCGCTCGCCAAAGCTATTTATTTTAGATAAGTTTTAACTTCGTTTTTTTACTAACTTGTTAACTTACAAAAACTATTTTACACCCAATTAGGTGATATGTCAACACTTTTCACCCAAAAAGTTGAAATATTTTTTGTTATGTTCCAGAAAGGTTGATTTAACAATGTTTCCGACATACGAAAAAATCAAAGAACTTGCTGATAAGCATGGAATTTCTCTTATGAAATTAGAAGAAGATTTGGGTTACAGTAGAAATACACTCTACAAGTTGAAATCACAAAAGCCCAATGCTGAACGAATTTCAGAAATCGCTGACTACTTCAATGTGTCCACCGACTACTTACTTGGTCGTACCGATAACCCTGCTATTGCTGGTGATTCGCACGTAAATGAACCAGATGATATCGATAAAATCATAGATCGTGCTATGTTCTTCGATGGAAAACCTCTAACCGATGATGACCGTCGAGCCCTCCGTGGAATAATCTCAGGGTATATGAATAGCAAAGGAGATTGAAATGTCTCACAAAAATCAAATTGAAATCTATCACTTTAACAGTCGTGCAAAATACTGGCTAGTTCGAGCAGAGGGTGGAAAGTATTACGATGATTTTAAATACAATCACTTTATCTCTATTCATCACAACCAAGTCACGCTTGCAGATTTGCAGACTACTGACTTACTCCTCACAACAGAAAAAACTATAGAGCACTACAAGCAACAAATAGCAAGAGTGTATCAAGACAAAAGTCTATCAAAACACCAAATTACATTTACTGCTAAACGACTCTATAGCTTTGTAGAAGATATGAGTGTAGGAGATTACGTCGTAGTTCCATCATTTAAGTCTAACTATTTCTTGATTGGACAAATTACAAGTGATGTCTATGAAAAAGATATGCCAGAAGGACAAGTGACCCTAAATCATGGTTATGAACAATCTGATGATATCAAACGTCGAAACGTCAAATGGATCAATGAAGTTCCACGCAGGAAAGTAAACCCAAAGTTTCTATATAGCACACTGACTGTCCATCATACCATCTTTAATATCACTGATTTATCAAAATATATCGATGGTCTCATATCTCCACTTTACTTCAAAGAAGGGAAATTACACCTTCAGTTGAGAGTTAACACCAAAAATCCAATTACATCCAGTATGTGGAAAAATCTCTATTCTATTATCGATGAATATAAAAATCCTGAAATTAATGAGGAAATCGTTGCCACTTCTAACGTAGAGAGTCCAGGAGATATAACTCTACAATCCATCAGTCAATTCATATCAGATAATCATTGGATGCTGAACTCAGGATTAATAGGTATT